AAAGTTATTTCCAAATTCTTGTTCAAATTGAAATTCAGATGTATTGGCTATTGTTTGTTTTTTCCACTTTTCATCTCTGCCTGGTACATCCCACCAATCAACTCGAAAGGATTTAAAATCATTATCTTTTCTTTTAGCCCCTTCATATAGTTTATAATAAAGGTTTCCAACACCATTAGCTGTAGAAGTAATAATCACTTTTGTTTCTGAACCTGCAGTAATTACAGGATATGTAGAAGTATAAAACTCATTAGCGCCTTCAACAAAAGCAAACTCATCAAGGAATAGTAAGTTAACTGAAAGACCACGAATAGAAGAAGCCGATGTAGCAGCTGCAATTATCTTTGAATTATTAGAGAATCCAATCGAACCTTTATTCAATTCTTTTGCTCCAGGCTGAATAAAATGAGGTAAATTTTCTAAAGCTAAAGTAATTCTAGAAAGCATCTCGCGCGCGACTGCACCTTTATTGGCAAGAATAGCAACAGTCTTGTCAGGGTGAAAACATACATACCATAAAATATAAATGATTGAACTAATAGATTTACCTGACTGACGACATGCTAATATTATAGAGAATCGATTATCATTAAAATGTTTTAACATTTTTCTTTGATAGTCATAAGGTTTAAATTGAACTAAACCTTCATCAAGATTAATTACTTTAATATATTTCTCAGCAAAGTATACCGGGTCTTCCATACACTTAGCATATTCTTGAACTTCTGCTTCAGTGTAAGGATGTTCAACTCCATCTCTTTTTACAAGAGCGTTTCCTAAATATCCTGCACTAGTCTTTGGTTGTGACATCTATTGCCTTTTTTGTATTCCTCAAGGCTTTTTGTAATTCCTGTGTAGAACCCACAAAGATTGCATTATTGGTCGTAGTATTCGACATTGCATCTTTTCCTTGAGTGATATCTTTTCTTTTCTTTTGTACATCAAGTAATTCACCAGTTAAATCACCGGTTTGTTTTATCATATTAGAAAGAACTTCAAAAGCTCTAGGGTGTTCTGTTTCTTGCGCAATTACTGATAGATGTTCTAATGCTTCAGTAGATTTACCAATTAAATCTTTTAAAGTTTCCCTTACAAGATTAACATCGGTTTCGGTGTCGTGAATAATATCTTCTTGTCTTGACTCTAATTTTTTCTCCGGTCTCACTGGTAAGTTAGCTGCCAAAGCTTCTCTCATTTTATCTCTTTTACTCATAATCTAAAACTCGGACTTACAAATCCAAAAGTGGTCGTAGCTGTAAATGCATTTGGCGAATCACTTGCTCCTGTTGTAATTCTAACTCCGTCATCAGGTGTAGCATCTGTTATCATTGCTGAAACCGAAGGTGGATTTGGTGATGTATGAAAATATGCTTCTGCGGTTTTAATAATAGGTGATTTAACAACTTCACCATAGAAGTTAACTTTCATTACAAAACTTAATGTATATGTTAAAACTCTTGTGTCTTCATAAGAACCTTCATAGTCATCATCGACACTAACACTTTGAAGAACTATTGGTACATCCATAGATAAACCAGGTCGATGCATATCTTTAATTGCAACCGTGTAATCAGGTTTGAATGTGGGTACTATTTGTTCTAAAACTTGTAAAGCAGTGTCTTGGTCTTTACCAATAATAACTAAATCCATACCGACATTATAAGCCACTCCTTGAAATAAAGTATTTCTACCAGCTGGACTATCAGAATATCTCAATCGATTCATTTTGTTTAACTGACGAGTTGAATCAAAATCAATCGAAGTAATTTGAAAAGACATTCTTGGTAATTTTAAAGATAGCCTATTTGTACCAGCTCCAGCATCCGTTAATTTAGATATAAACTTTTGTGATGGTCCATAAGCAATCGGTACCCTTTCTTTTGCTTTACTAGGTTTAGTGTAATAGATATTATTAAATATCGTTCCAAACACTGCAACGCATTTTCGAATAGTCTGATTATAATATGGTCTTCCGCTAAGCATTTGGTAATCCGAATGGGTTAGATATCGAAAAGTCGATAAAGTTATTTCCTATTGTTTCAAATTCTGAGTTATCTGAATCAGGGTCTATTGATTCCATTTGAGCTAAGTCAGTGGATAAGTCTGCTCCTAAATTTGTTAAAGCATAACTTGCACCAGAGGTTTCTCCTATAATATTGTTTCCACTTACTACAAATGTAATACTTGGTGAATCATCAAATCCCTGTATCCCATAGACGTCTAAGTACTTATTAGTAGAATCCCATTCTGCAACTTCAGCTGATATAGTTCGTGTACCTCCAGTAGATGCATCAGGTATAATTTGAGAAATATTCTCTCCAATTTGATATGTACCTGACCCAGCCCCTAAAGTTAATCTTTGTCTATCTGCAAATTGAGTTTCATAAGTATCAATTATATCTACTCCAGTATCAATATCTTCTCCGCTATATTTAAATAGTTCACATTTTAATTGAAATGTTGGAAGATTTTGTAATTGATAAAAGGGGTCTTCAGCTTCAACAAAAGTAATTTCAAATAAGCCTTTTGCAAATGGAAGATATATTAAATCACCTTCCATAGGTCTTCGAGTAACAGACCTATCTAAATCAGTATCACTTGCAACATGTCGTCCTATTAATTGTTCCCACCGACGATTCGCAATAACTAATGTTACTTGGTCTTTAATTTCAAGACCAAACTTAGAAAGTAAATCACCTTCACCTTCATAACCATCTACATTAGCAACATATGCTTCAATCATATATGAAGAACCAAAAGAACTTAATTGGTCTTCATTAAAAAGAGAATCTTCGTTGACTATCTTACGGGGAATGTAATAGGCATCATGCCCATAGATTTTTAAACCTTCTATGGTAATGTCTTCGTAGAGATTTTGCTCTCCTGTTGTCCCTTGACTAAAGTATACATTTCTTGGCATAACATATTTAACCTATAACAAAGTGAGGAGGCATCTCGTGCGCGAGAATCATTTCCTCTTCTAGTTTATCGATTTCTTCTTTCGCGTCATCAAAAATTTGTCGGCCATTTAATGTAACACCACCTGGTAGTTGCATGCCTTCAAATTTTATAAGGTTTAAACCCCATTGTCTTTTAATTAAAGCAGTTGTATATCTTTTTAAAAATCTATCATTATATACATCAGCAAAAGTATCTGGGTCGACTACTTCATAGCCATCAAAAATAATGTACTTATCTTTTCCTAAATTGGTTAATGTTTCATCACTATGGAAATTTACTCGATTCTTATGACGTGTATATTCTATTTTTTCAAATACACCATTAATGTTTCTTTGAATAAGAGACATATATTGTTTTGTGATTTCATAGTTAACTAATCCACCACCATAAGGTCCACCTAAATCAAATATATCATTCAAATGCAATTGATAATCTACCGAGAACATATTAGAAGTTGAACCCTGAGTTACAATATCAAAAACATTATTTACAGAAAGAAAGGTGTTTGGTATATCGATATATTTGTTTTCTATATCACCTTTAGTAACGGATGCGATGGTTGCAGTCGAACTCGAATCACTTCCAGTAATTACTTCGGTTGTAAATGAGGTATTAGCAACATCAACATTTTTATATCGAATAGTAGTTGAATCTGTTACTTCGGCAATTTTTGCAGTTGCACCAGAAGTACCACCTGTTATTGTTTCACCAACTTTAAATCCGGTAGTTGAATCAACCGTTAAAAATGAGTCTGTAATTTTGTGTTTACGAATGCTACGTACAACCGCATCTCCGTGATATTCTTGATAATACTGAATAGCATCATCAACTCTATCATCAAGTTGGTCTTCATCTACATTAATTTCAATTACAGGAGCTCCAAGGTTCCGTAAACAATAATCAATTAATGTAGCTCTGCTAGTTGGTTTTGCCATTTAAATCCTTTATTCTATTTATAATGTTAAGTATATACCACAAATAATTGTCCAGTAGTGTTTCTATAAACATCTCCGGTGACGAGACCCCCAGCCTTTGCAGCAGAGTTAGTTAAATATACTGGTACACTAGCTCCAATATTAAGTTGTTGAGTAATCGTGGTCGGTTTGGAGATTGTAAGATTTCCGCTTGTCTTTTTTATTATCAATACATTTGTACTTGCGTTATTACCATCTTGATGATTTATTTGAAATTGTCCGTGGGATATATGACTAAAAACTCCAAACATTCCCATTTGAATAGTCTGGTTGGCGTTTTCATGAGTGAATATAAGTCCATCATCAGTAGTACGACCATCACGAATTTTGAGACTTCTCCTCCCTGCGCCAGCATTACCAACCTCTACATTGGAATGAATTTTTGTGGTGTCAGTTATAATTTTAAAAACATCATTTGCTGTTCCATTTTGTTGAATTACAAATTCATTACTTATAGAAGATTGGTATTTCATTATAACGTTATTAGGAGCCGTGTTAGTGGTTCTAAAAAGTGTTAAGGCACCGGCATTAGAATAGCAATAGTGTTTATGTAATCCTTTATTACCACCTGTTGCACTAGCACCAAATAATCCGCTTCCAGTAAATCGTGAATCTCCAGCAACTACAAATTTATGAGTAGCAGGCGGATTACTAGTCCCTATACCAACATTATTTGTATCAGCTCTTACTGCAAATGTATTAGAACCAACATTACCAAAAAGGTTACCATCTATTCTTGCATTACCACCTACATGAAAATCCTCTAAAACATTATCATTAGGAACTCCAATACCAACCTTACCTCCGCTACTAATTTTCATTGCGGTGGTTCGAACTCCATCAGCATTTTGTATAAAAGATATTATACCTTTAGTACTACCATTCCTTGCTTCTAATTGAAGATTTCCACCACTATTAATAAATGAACATCTCTGATTCGTGCCATCGCTATCTATTAAATCTACACGAGGAGCATTGGCATAAGTAGCTCCACCTCTAGTAACCGTGACAGCTCCAGTTGTCATTGGACTATTTAATGTTCCAACACTTGTTAAATTAGTTGCGGTTGTAATATTTGGTTGAGATGCGGTTGTTATTGGCCCTGATATTCCTCCAAAAGAACCAGTAGAGGCAGCCACTGAACTGGCAGTTATTTGACCAGAACATTCAAATGCTCCAATCGATAAATTAGTTGCGGTTATAGAATGAGAGTAATTGGCGCCATCAAAAGTTCTTTGGATTTTAAATCCACTTGAGCCACCAAGTTGAATCGTTCCTGTGTTATGAGTGTCACTATCTAAACCAAATGCCTGAAAAATTTCACCTACACCGGAATGTTCTATTTTAATTCTTGAGCCTAGAGAACCAGAAGACGTTAGATTAACTTGTGTTGGCCCATCTGATGCTGTAAGATTAGCTACAGCAGAATTAGAACCATTTCCGCTGGCAGTACCAACGAGGTCTAATCTGGCGCTCTCTCCTGAAGCTTCAATTATTACAGGTCCGGCAATTGACCCATCACCATGCACAGTGCCTAGAACCGAAAGTTTGTTATTACTTGCGTCTCCAACATATGAAAGTCCATATTGACCGACTTCTTCATTACCCGCGTCTGTCAGGGGTTTCCATATTTTCAATTGGCCTGCTGTTAAAATACTATCTGTACCTTCTACTCTTATATTATTATAACTTGGGTCGGGGTCTGAACCACTTGAACGTACTCTAAGTACACCACCCGTATTTGAAGGTGAATCTATTAATGTTAAATTATTAGATTGAAGGTCACCATTATGAACTATATTACCAGGTGAATCAATTGTCATATATGTAGATGATGCATCATTCGTACGAAAAGTATGTTTTCTAGCATCATAGAATATAGAGCCAGGGTGACTTCCATGAGCACCATGCATTAGTTCTATATTTGCGCCTTCAGCACTTCCGTCATTAGTACCATCACCAACATTATTACCGGCACCTATGACAAGTGTAACATCATCAGAATGAACAACTGCAGAGCCACTATTGCTATCAAGTCTAATTTTTGTTTTAGCTCCAGTAAGTGTTAAGTCATTGGTTATTACGGCATTATTCTGAACGGTTAAGTTTGGTACAGTTATTGTGTCTGTTTGCGCATTAACATGCAACACATTAGTTCCCGTATGTGTTGAAGCTATAGACACTGCACTAGTGCCAGATGAATTCATTGAGAAGTTTCCAGTTGTTGCAAGGTCACCATTAATTGTCAATCCACCATTAAGAGTGGTGTTTCCATTAAGAACAGGAATGATTCCGACAGTGTTTGCTGTAACTTTTGTACCAGCTGAACGTATTGATGCTTTAATAGACATAGATTAGGTCTCCGTTGATAATGTTACTCTTGGCGTAATTTCAACTTGACCTTCTAATACTCTATTGACTTCGCTAGTTGATGCTTTTCTGATTTCTATATCATAAACATATCTACCAGCTTTTATTGCCGATGTTTGTGCAGCAGTTAATGAAACAACAATCCCTTTATCTGATGAAGTAAAAGTTGATGCGCCCGAAACATCTCCAACAATTGTAAAAGAAGCAGCAGAATTTGTTGAGCCATGAGATTTTCTAATTCTTCCTACTCCAACAAAATCTGTTAATGTTGCATCGGCTCCGGTAGTTACTTCATTTAAATCGACTGTAAAAGTAAATGTTGACCCTTGGTCTATAAAAATGTTTGAATAAGTCGCCATAATTATCTCTATTTATATTATAATGCGGTTGGGTCGGAGCGGGTTGTACCTATTAATTGAAATCTTTGAACTTGACCAAACTGGTCGATATTTTCAAACTCAATAAGTCTATCATAAACATCATCTGTATCATTTTGAATTACCCCACCTGGTTGAAAATAATTTCCCGTTCCTGCTTCATGTTGTGATACCGTAGTATTAACAAATCCAGCGCCCGGTACTTGATTAATACCAGGACTATTGTTTCCATAATTACCTGATACGAAAAATGAAGAACATACTATTTTTGTTACAGGAGCATTTCTAAAGTCTCCGTTTTTATCTCCGTTTAATGCAATTCCAATTTGACCAGCAGCAGCATCAGTAACATTACTTCCAGCACCGGGTGAAGCATATGACACTTTAACCGAATTAACATTATCAACATTTGCAGTGGTGAGGCCTTGAGGTATTGTTCTTAATCCTGTCGTAGTTGCTAAGAATGGTGGAGCAGTGTTGGTTGGTTTAAAACATTGATATTTTAAACTTGCTTTAGTTGTATCGTTACAAATTGTAACACCAAATCCCTCTTTAACAACACTAATCAAAGGTTGAACTTCGTATGGAGCATCAGGTTCAAATAATCCTAGTCCTACAGGAACATTGGGTGAATCGTGGCCACCTATATTTGTTTGAGAATCAAGGGCAGAGTTTGTATATAATGTATAATTACTGGAAGGTCCTACGATTACTGAAGTATCAGCACTTATGCTAGCTGGAGCTCCTGTTGGTAACACCTGTCTACTGGTAGATGACCAAGATGCCAACGCATTACCACTTAAAGCTGCTCCTTCACCTGTTCTGAATACTCCATCAAAAATTCTCCAATTACCCCCACCATAAAATTTGTCTTTATTCGAGCCTCTGTGCCACATAAGTCGAAGGTTTTTGTTACTTTCTCCAGCAGCCTGAAAATAATAATCACCTGGATGTGGTGACCCATAAAGATTTGTAGCTTCACCTTCAAGAGGACGAGGACAATTATATCCAGTTTGTCTCAATTCCCATTTAAGAGAACCACTACCTGCCATTGTTGTGGTGAATACTTGTCTTGGAAAAACTTTATAATTATAATATTCATTAATGACTGTACCATTTGGAACAAGTGTACCATTCACATCTATAAATTTACCCCAAACACCAAACTGAATTCTGTTACCAAAACTATCTCTTGGAGAATCTGGTACAGCTTTTCTCGAGCCAGAATATGTTGAAATATCATTTCGGTCAACTTCAATCTTTGAAGCTCCTACATCAGCGTCTAAAATAGCCTTTGCTTCAATAACTTCTCCATCAGTTGCTACATCTGAAAAAACACAATACGAATCAAGTGATTTATCAACTAATCCTCTATGGTGATACACAAAGAAGTTCTTTCCTAAATTCTTATGAAAATCAAATTCATTAGTATCACTATAAGCATTAGCTAAATTTTTTGTTTCTAATTGAGCTTGATTAAATCCTGGTTCTTTACCATCAACTGTAGGTTTAGATTGCTGTTGACTTGACCTCATAACAACATATGTGCCATTAGGTGAAGTATCACTTACTTGTATAAATGGTGTATCATTATAATCTTCAAAAATAATTATATCACGTAATCCTAATGGCGGGCCATCATAAAATGTTCGTGGACAATTGTAATCATGTATACCTGGAACTTCTAATTTATTACGACCATCTGGTAAATGAATAATTTTTCCACATCCATATCCCTTTAAACCATGATGGTCAATTATCTGAACTTTAGTTCCTGCTTCACTTCCAATACACTTTCTATGAATACCTGTTACTGGCTTACTTAGATACGTATAAAATCGAGGGTCTGAATCACTAAAACGATCAATATAAGTAAAGGAATCAAAAACACTACCACTATCTCCGCCTTTTACATTTCGTGGTTTTGGTGAATTAGCATCAATTAATAAGTTACCAACTCTAGGTAATTCTTTATCTCCAACTTGTCTAGATGCTGCTTTAATTCCTTTTGGAGTTGTTTTTGGTAACCCATATACAACATAATGATATTTATGAAATTCATCTGAAATACCACCACCGGCCTGTGGCCCAAGGTT